AAACATGACTTATACCTATAACCACCTCTCCCGGAATATCTTCTGTAGCGAGAATCCCTGCTCCATGAATTTTTGACGGACCTATTGCTAAGTACTCCGGTAGAGGGTTATAAGGTTCTTTGTTTTTACATTTTTTCATTTAATAATAATTTTGGTCAAACCATTTATCTGAGGATCTATCTTCTAATATATCTTTTACTTCTGCATTATATAACTCTCTTGTATGATACATTCCAATCATAAACGCCATAACCCTATCAAAGTTACCTACATGATTAAATTTAATTAACTCTGTCAAGAAAGCAGGATCATATATTTTATGCAAATTTAGTAATTCTTTTCCAGTTTCGTCTTTACTTCTAACAGTATTTAACCAATCCCTTATATATATTTCTCCTTGGCGTTTTCTAGCATCAGTCATATGCATCCCAAATTGACGTTTTACAGTTTTACTTCTAAGTTCTCGCTTATCCAACATCTCGAATTCTTCCTGTAATTTATGTAACTTCCTGAATCGTTTTGCGTATGCTATTACTTCTCCCCTATCATTCTCAAATCCTATCTTACATCCATAGTAATCTGCTAACATAAATAAATTTCTATTATAATCATCTTGCGTTTTAGGACGACCAATATAAGAAGCTACAATAATATCATCTGGTTGAGATAGATTATTAACGCGCTTTAATACATAAGCTGCCCCTAGAGATGATGAGTCTGCTGATTGATTTTGACCGTAGGGGTCATGGCAAATTACATACAGATTCTGTGGAACTTGCTGCTTTTCATTTTTATATGGGGCTTCGTATATAACTACCGCCCCAGTTTTATCATCATCCTTCCTGTGGGGATATTTTATAATTTGTCTTAAATCTCCATCTATTGTAAACTTAACTTTCCCTTTAACATTATGATAGAGTTTACCAACTGTCCCAATAGATTGTAATCCCCTAGCTTTTACTATATTATACTGTTCTTGTAAAGATGCTACATCAAATAAATTAGCGGTTACTTGTAATGTAGCTTCTTGAGGAGAGAAAGGGTGCTCTGCTATATATTGGTCTAGTGATTTTGTATCAGCGGCACCCTTTTTCTTTTCCCTCATTCCTTTTTCATACTCTGTAGCTTCGTCTCTTATGGAGTTACCATCGTCATCTATAAATCCATCTAAATTAGTTTGTATTGGGATAAAATATCCACATCGTGTCCCAAAGGCTCCTTCATCCCATATATTTTCATATTCCATACAGTCATAGGCTGCTGGATTATAAAATATTTCCTCCATTGCTTCAAAATCAGAACCTTCTGTACCGCCTGTTCCAAATGCTACCATCATACCTAATGTTTTAGCTCCTTGTCTCATCGTAGGCATTGTTACCTCCCATGCTTTTAATAGTCCTGGAAAAGATCCTGCTTCCTCAAAGAAAACTAATTCACCCGCCTTTCCCCTAACTTTATCTGGATTATCTTTTAAGGATACCCCCATAATTTGAGACTTCATCCCCATTTCAATCTCTAATCCATTTACTTTCTTTTTATACCCAGACATTTTATTCATTTCTCTATCCCTTAGTCTAGGTTGGGCCCAGGCTGTATGATCATCAATAAAAGATAAGAATTCCCACGCTTTAGATAAAAGCCCATCTCCAATTAAGAATTCTTTTGAGGATGCAAATACAAAGTTTTTAGAATTTTTTACAAAGAAATAATTACGCGCTAGCATGGATCCTGCTTTATATGAATATCCCTTTCTCCGTGCTTTAAGAACAATCATATGTTTATTATCTGCCCTAGCTTTATCTATTTCTTGAAAATACTCCCAGTCTCCATCATAGAATCTAGGGAAAGACCGTTCACGTCTAGATTGTATAGTACCATCTGGCAATTCTTCATCTATAGCTCTATCAATAGGACAATAGTTTAAATAAAAGTAATGAAAACCTGTAATATGTAACTCATCTATAGTATACCCATACATACATCTTTTTTTCTCTTCGTCCCAAAATTCATAGTATTCTCTAGTTCCTGGGAGAGAGTTTGTATAAGATCCATGCTCTAAAAATGAAACAGCCGAAGGTCTTATTCGATTTATATCTTTAAATCTAGACATTTCTCTTTAATTTTAACTAGTTCAGCACATTTTTCATATTCTTCTGTGCTTGTAAAATATTCTATAACTACATCTATTATATCTGCAGTTCTACCATCTTCTGATAAAGGATCAAATGGTAAATAAAATTCTTCAATAGTTCCTTCTTTTTCAAAGTCGTCATAAATATCATCTAAAGATTTTCTTTTTGTTATTAAATCATAGGCATTTTCCATAGCCTGTTCATACATTTCTAAGTCCTCTAAAAAATCCATTATATACTATATTTATTTACTTCAATTCCACCTCTATTTGTATTAGCGGCCTGTTCTTCCTTTTTAACTATCTCTTCTAGTCTTGTTAATCCATCTATAACTTTCCCCATATTAGATAAATTAGCTATTAAATCTTTTGCATGAAATATTGGTTTACCATGATCATCCATTAAATGTAAATCTATATCTCTAAAATATTTCTCTAATTTTAATATAGATTCTCTTGCTGCCTTTAATAGTCTTACAGCTGAGGTTTCAATAAGTTTATCATATTTATCACAAGCTGCTAATACTTTTGTAGGGGGAACCCATTTCTTTTTATCCCCAAATATACTATTTTTTACTTCAGTTTGACGTTGATCTAATTCATAAACTGAAAAAGGAGACTTATGATCTGTCATAAAATATACAAATGCAAGTTCATCCGTATTTAAACTCTTAAACTCGGGTATAGATAATGCATATACACTAGGTACAGCTTTATCATTATTAATATATATCAAATCATTTATTAAGGACATTGTTGTTTAATTTAATTTTTACTTTATAAGTAGGGGGATATAATTCTTTTAATACTGTTATTCTATGATTTCCATCAGATATGCAATATTTGCAGTACTTATTTGATTCAGGATCCAATTCGTTACATATATGTACTTCTAGTCTCTTTACCAGTTTGTATCTTTTAAGATCTTTTTCTAATTTATCCCAATTATATTTATGATTCCATCTTTTAGTACCATCATTTAGTAATTCTTCTCCTGTGTAGCCCTTATTGTTATAACCTCGAGTGCCCTCACTAGATTTAATTTCCCCTAAATCTACTGTTAAGTAAGAATACTCTTTTTTATCAAGCCATATTATTCTAAATATTATTTTATATCTTATTATCCTCTTATATAAAAATAGTAAGTTTTTCCAAAATACTGAAAATATATCTTTCCAACCTAGATGCCTATAATTATATTCCATAAAATAAATTTTCATGCGCATAAACAAGTCAATCATTTTCTATCTTTTAATTTATTTATATGTTTTACTCTATTAGGGTTAACAGAGAATTTACCAAAATAGGGGAGACGTATAGTTTCAAATTTACCTTCTTTCATAATTTTAGTTATATATTTAAATTGATAATTAATTATCTCTTCTGTTTTCTTCAAAGATAAATTATATTTATTAGCTAAACTATATATAATTTCTTTTTTATTCTTTAACATCGTTCATACTAGGATCTACCTGCGCTTTCCATTTATCTTCAGGGCAAAAAGTTGTTTTCCACTTAGCTTTATTCTCTACCATACATCCACATGTTGTACACCTCATAACATCTCTTTTTAAAGAGGGGCACCCTAAGCATGTTTCTAACCTATCTTTATAATCCTCTTCTGTGACATTAGGGGATCCATTAGCTATATATGTACCTAACTCTTTAGTAAAGTTAGCAATCATTTTAAATACTGATGGGTATAACTTGTTATTCTTCGTCATTGTCTTCTATTTTTAATTTTACTAAATCACCGTCTTTATCTTGAATGATAATTATCACATAAGGGTCTGCCTCAAAAAAGGTCATAACTAATCCGAAATACATTATATTTTATTTATATTTATTTCTACTTTATCTGTATCTGGGTGCAGAAAAGAATTTAGCGTATATGTATTGTTTTTCTTTTTTACTACCCCTTTATCTTTAAAACTCTTAACATAATTATTTAGAGTGTTATAATCCTTAAGTCCTATTACTTTAGATACTTCTTTTTTGTTTTTTACACTACATAAATTTACTTCATCATTAACAATGTTTACATCTATAAATGCTGATAAAATAGTTAACTCTTTATCTGTTAACTTAAAAATACCATTCCATAGTTGAACATATTTATATGTAGAGTTAATATTAACTGTTATTTTTTTGTTTTTCATATTCTTTTTCTAGTTCTATTAATAATTTACGATCACCTACCATAGGTTTAGCTCTTTCCATCTTTTCATATTCTTCAGGTTTAAAAATACACTTAACCTCTTTAATACTGTCATCAGAATTTCTTTTAATTATCCATCTTCTCCCTCGAACTGTACCTTGTCTTTTTAACTCTTTCCTTAAACTCATAATTCAAATTTTTTATGTGTGTTTCCTGTTATTAAACAAATGTATTTATTTTCCGTCGTATATAGTCTCCTCCTACAATTACAATTATGGAATCCTAACCTATGTAAAATATATCTAAGCTTTTTCATTAAGTTTTATTTGAGCTCTCCCACTCTTTATAATAATAGAAGATGTTTTAGATTGCCTATTAAACTCCTCTATATAATTAGATATATCTATCTTATCACATAAATATGATAAAAATACTTGTAATTCTTTAGTTGCTAGTTTAGTGGCTGTAGTTA